GAAAAAACGTAATAGAGCCCGTTGAGACTAGGGGAAGTCAACATGATTTTTGGATATGGGATCGCCCTGATTATAGTAAAAATTATTTAATAAGTGCTGATGTAGCCCGTGGTGATGGCAATGATTATAGTGCTTTTCAGATCATTGATCCAGAAACGTTGACTCAAGTCGCGGAATATAAAGGTGTTATTGGTACAAAAGAATACGGTAATATGCTTGTAGCGGTTGCAACTGAATACAACAATGCTCTGCTAATCGTTGAAAACGCATCATATGGTTGGGCCGTGATTCAACAAATTATAGATCGGGATTATCCTAACTTATTTTATAGTGATGTTGATTTGCAATATGTGGACGTTGAGCAGCACATGACAAATCGCTTAAACAATCAAGATAAAAAGATGTTACCGGGATTTACAAACAGTACTAAAACGCGTCCCCTCACAATAGCCAAGCTAGACACGTTAATGAGAGAAAAAGCGGTCACTATACGGTCCAAGAGATTACTGGATGAGTTAACCGTTTTTATATGGAACAACGGTAAGGCTGAGGCGTTGCGTAGTTATAATGATGACTTGGTTATAAGTTTTTGCATAGGTTTATGGACAAGAGATACCGCATTAAGATTGAGAAAACAAACCATGGATGTTAACAGAGTGTTGTTGTCAGGAATAACGAAAACGGGGGATGCAAAGGATGTCTCTGCGGCAAGTATTATCCATAAAGAGAAAGCCAATAAGTCATGGTCGTTTGAAACGGCCAAAGTAAACGGTAAAAAGGAGAACTTAAACTGGTTATTATAACACTTTCCCACTATTTATTAATATAATTGAAGCATTATGCCATCACAAGAATTTCAAAATTTAAGACAACGTTCTTTATTCGCAAGACTTAAGAAGTTATTTAGTACAGATGTAATCGTTAGAAACATTGGCGGCAAACAATTAAAAGTTGTTGATACCGATGAAGCAATGTATGCAACGGACAGAGCGACATTGCGCGATAGGTTTAACAGAGTAAGAACTTCAGCATTTAATCAGTATAGTAGAGATTTTTCACTTAGTTATCAAGCATCTAGAATTGAGTTGATGAGGGATTACGATTGTGTTGGACCTGATACAATCATACCTCTACCAAACGGAACATATCCTACTATAGCGGAATTGACCGAAAAATATAAAGATAATCCTCAAGAAAGATTTTACGTATTTTCATATGATCACGCCACAGATTCAATTAAATTAGGAAAGGCTTATCATCCTAGAAAAAAAGGAACCCGAACGGGTTATAAAGTAACGTTTGACAATGGCCAATATGTTTTGGGCAGTCTAAAGCATCCGTTTTTAATGAGAGATGGATCATATAAAAGAATATTCGAGCTAAGGGTTGGTGACTCAGTGATGCCGTTTTATCAAAAAGATTACAATTGTAAATATAATAAATACAAGAAATTGTATAACTTTTCCAAGGGATGGCAATCCGAACACGTTATTGTTGCCGAACAATTTAATAGACCTCTAAAAAAAGATGAGGTGGTGCATCATAAAAACTTTAAGGGGTATGACAATTCTCCGAGCAATTTACAAATAATGACCAAGGAAGAGCATACTCAGTTTCATTCTAATCACAGCAAAAACGTTTTATGGGGAGAAGAGAATTATGATATACAACTTGCTAAATTGAAATCTTCCGAGGGGTATAAAAACAGAAAATTTCATAAATGGGATGGAGAACGGGCTGGTGAAAACAATCCTTTTTATAACAAAGAGCACACTAATGAATCAAACCAGCGGCGTTCGGATTCTTTAAAAGAAGCTTTCGTAAATCGTGATCAATATGAAGAAAAAAATCCAAAATATAGACATGATATAACACTTGATAATGTAAAACAAAAAGCATTTGAATACTATAAGGAATATTCAAAAATAAATTTGTGGGATTTCATTAATCATATTCACTGTGACCATTCTACTCTACAAAACCGTCTTAAAAAAGAAGGACATGATTGGAAATCATTTAAAAATGAAATTGAGTCCAATTTAAACCATAAAGTTATATCTATTGAAATTGTTAAGGATATAGAAGTATATGATTTAACCGTAGAAGAATACCACAATTTTGCAACAGATAGTTGCATTGTCGGAAACACAATGGACATGGACCCCATTATATCTTCCGCGTTGGACATATACGCAGATGAGTGTTTGGATGGAGAAACCATTGTTCCTCTTTTAAACGGTGATAAAGTAAAAATAAAAGATCTGTATAATAGAAACGAAAAGAATTTTTGGGTATATTCTATAAATAACGAGGGGAATTTAAAACCAGAAATATGTGAACGAGTTGCTTATAACGGTAAAAAACGGATGTATAAAATAACATTGGATGATAATACGGAGATTAAGTGTACGGCAAACCATCAATGGGTATTATCAAATAATGAGGTTATTTGCACAGATAAATTAAAATTTGGAGATAGTTTAAAAGTTATGCAAACAAAATTATCCGCAAATAAATTTAATCATAGAGTTGTATCAATTGAATTATTACAAGAAGAATACGATGCTTATGATTTAGTAAACGTTGGAAATACCACTCATATTTATGCTATAGAAACTAAAGACAATTCTAAATTATTTACTCATAATTGCATTACCAAAAACGAACTCGGTTCTATTTTAACTGTTCATTCCGAAGATGATAATATAAAACAGATTCTTGAAAACTTATTTTATGACATTTTAAACATAGAATTTAATTTGTGGTCATGGACAAGAAACTTGGTAAAGTATGGAGATTTCTATTTAAAAATGCATATATCACCTGAATTCGGTATTTACATGGTGGAGCCCATTAGTGCATATAATGTTACTCGTGTTGAAAATAGTAACATGGATAATAAAGCATATGTTAAGTTTCAAGTCAATTTGCCTGAGGGTGGTAAGATTGAAAACATTGAAAATTATCAAATGGCGCATTTTAGAATGCTAAGTGATAGCAACTTTCTTCCATACGGAAAAAGTATGATTGAAAATGGTCGTCGTGTGTGGAAACAATTGAGTTTAATGGAAGACGCAATGTTAATTCATCGCGTAATGAGAGCACCTGAGAAACGTATTTTCAAAATTGACGTCGGTAATCTTCCTCCACAAGAAATTGATACATACATGGAAAAGTTGATGGCTAAGATGCAAAAGACGCCATATATAGATGAAAACACAGGTGATTATAATTTAAGATTCAACCTTCAAAACATGGCGGAAGACTTTTATCTTCCTGTTCGTGGTGGTGATAGCGGAACGAGTATTGAACCTTTGGCTGGTATGGAATTTACTGGTATTGATGATATTGAATACCTTCGCTTGAAAATGATGGCGGCGTTAAAGATACCTAAAGCGTTTTTAACTTACGATGAAGACTTATCTGGTAAAGCTACTTTGGCTCAAGAAGACGTGCGTTTTGCAAAAACCATATTAAGAATTCAAAGAATTTTGGTTAGTGAATTACAAAAAATGGCTATTGTGCATTTGTATTCACAAGGATATAAAGATGCCGCGCTCGTTAATTTTACATTAGAACTCACTAATCCATCTGTTGTATTTGAAAAAGAAAAAATTGCTGCGTGGGGAGAAAAAGTTGGCGTGGCAAAAGAAATGATGGAACAAAAACTGTTCAGTAAAAAATGGATATACAATAATATATTTCACATGTCATCGGATGATGCCACAGAAGTTCTTGGTGACGTTGTTGAAGATAGTAAGCAACTGTTCAGATTTAAGCAGATAGAAGAAGAAGGAAATGATCCTGCTAAACCATTTAATAAAATAAAACCCGACGATGGCTCCGTTTCTTCGGGTGGAGAAGAACCCAATTCTCCAGAAGCTCCGCCAGAACCCCCTTCGGAGGAACCCAAACCTAATGAGCCGTTAGCCGAAAAAGCAAAAAAACCATATGTTAGACCTTCACAAGCTGGAAAAAAGGACGCGAGTGATTATCCTTTCGGTGAAGACTATCTAGGTAAATCATCTTTTAACTCAGGAGATAGTCAAGAGGCCACAAATAAACCAAGAAGAAATGAGAGCACTATTGACTTTGGCGGACTCAAAACTTTTCTTAGTACATTTGAAAACGATAAAAAAGATTTGTTAAGTGAAACAACTGATAAAACGGGTTCCAAAGTCTCTTTTCTAGACGAATCTAACATAAACGATAAATATTAACAGAAATATAACAAAATATATAATTTTAACGAAAGATTTATATATTTATTTAATATAAACAAAATATGAGTAAGCTAAAACATTCAAAATTTAGAAATACTGGCATTCTATTTGAATTATTGACCAAGCAGATTACTGCGGACATCATTGCAAACAAAGAAGTCTCCCCAGCAAAAGATGTGCTTTTTAAATATTTTTCAGAAAATAGGGAGCTTGGTAAAGAGTGGCAATTGTATCATTTTCTGTTAAATGAAAAAGCAAAAAACGAAAATCAAGCGGATGTTTATATAAATATCACATTAACAAAACGATCCAAACTTGACAATAAGAAGTTAAATGAAGATAAATACAATTTAGTGAAAGAAATTAACGAATCTTATCCAATTAACGATTTCCTTAAGTCGCCAATTAAAAATTATAAAATTCACGCGTCAATTTATAAATTATTTGAAGATAGTGTAAATAAGAAAAATAAATTTGATATAACAGAGGTTGTTCAATCTAGAAACAGTATCAGCGATTATCTTTGTGAATCTAGAAAAGATGTTAAAGTAAAAGATGAAGAAGATTTGGTGACGTTTTACAAACAACAAAATGAAGATATTAGAATTCTCAGTTATAAGATTTTAGTTGATTCAATGAATGAGAAATATAAGTCTTTGGACGATAATCAAAAAAACATTTTAAGAGAGTATATAAACAACATTTCCAATACAAACAATTTAAACACTATTGTGTTAACTGAATTCTCAAAGATAAAGTCTGAATTGTTGGACCTTAGTCCTAATATAGATAACCAAGTTGTTAAAATTAAAGTGACCGAGGCGATTCACCAGCTTGAAAAAATTAAACCCTCCAAAGGTATAAAAGACAACCACATTATGGCAATTTTATTGGGATATGAATTAATAAAGGAAGTAAAAGGACAACTTATATGAGTAAATGTAAAAAATGTGTAGGAAATTGTGTTTGTATTGACAAAACTTCCAAAATGGAGAAATTAAAAGGAATTGTAAAAGAAATGGTAAAACAGGCCATGAAAGAAGTTCGTGAAAGTTCCATTGAAGAAGTGAGTGTTTCTGGTGGTGTGGCTGGTCCTTCAACGCCATATGCTTTTGGTAATAGAGGTAAAAAAATTGGCACGGCAAGTATGCCGGGGTCCAAAGCTACAACTGAAGATTGTGAAGAAGAAGGTAAAAACGAGTCTACAACAGGTGGCGTTCAAGGACAAGTGACTCCTCTTGCATTCGGACATAGTCGTAAAGAATTGGCAGTCTCTTCTGCTCCGGGATTTAAAGTTACTAGTGATGCCTATGGTAGAGCTAAAAAATTTAAGAAAAAGTCTAAATAAATTTTATGATTAAATTGAAGTCATTATTAAGAGAGGCAGAGGGAACGGCTCCTGTTATGGTAAAACCACCAGTTGGTAAACAACCGACGGTGCCCGTTAAAACCCCTGCTCCTGCCACAGAACCCAATGGCCAAGATGGTTCTAATGAATATAGTCCCGGTTTTGACGTTAACGACTTTGAAAAGAAAATTGCACAATCAACAGAGACGGCAAAAAACAATTTACAGGAAAAACTGATGAGTAAGATCGGTGGTAAAAAAGTGCTAATCAGGGCATCAAAGGGATATGGTCAACCTAAAAAAGATTATACAATAAACGTCACAGGCGTGAGTATAGATTTTTATTATGAAAGATACGTTGTAATAGTTAAAGATGAAAAGGATAAAGAGTATTTTTTAGAAACTGGGATGAAGATTAAAATATTGGGTGCCGCTGATTTGAGTAAAATGAAAACTAATAAAACCGCACCGCCTCCCGTGAAAACAACGATTACTCCTCCAGAAAAAAATCCTAATACTGCAACGCAAGGAATTTAACAACATGAACAAAGAATTATTAGTAGATTTTATATCTTTTGACATTCCTCGTGAAATTATAATTGAGGCCGCTTCAA